TCAATCCGCTAGAGTTGTCGTGGGATTTCACAACTCACCCTGTAAAAATCCCCGGGGGGAGACCCACGTCACATGTCGTGATCTTGCTCGATAGCTCATCGCCCGACGCCATATCTGATCTTGAAACAATCATGTATGGCACTGATGATAGCCCGGGCTATGATCCAAGCGACCCGACAAGCGGCACACCTGGCATAGATCCAGCTTTGCCGGCAATCGCAGACATAGTCGATATTTTCGAATCTCATGCCACAATGCGGATAACAGACAACGGTGATGGGACTTGGACCGCAACTGGCCCGGACGATGTCGTTTTCCTGACGGGGCCCAAGTCTTTTCAGATCAACGCGAATTCCGCCATATTTGTCGGCGATGGCGTTTACCGAATCAGCTCGTATTAGGAGAACTCATGGCAACTGTTACTGGGGCTTCAGAATCCAGGGTTGCGGCGCTTGAAGCCTCAGCCATCAAGTCGGCTGGAATCGACGCAAACGGTCACTTGAACTTGGTCCGAAACGACAATACCGTTATTGACGGGGGATCATTTCAGGCACCAACGGGATGTGTCCAGATGTTTGCTGGTGGTGTTGTGCCTTCTGGCTGGCTTCTGTGCAATGGGCAGGCTCTGAACCGGATCACGTACGCCGCACTCTTCGCAGTGATCGGAACAGCTCATGGAGCCGGAGACGGTTCTACCACGTTCAATATTCCGAACATGGAAGCCAAGCTCCCGAGGATGCAAGCGGCTGCGCTTGGCGGTGTTGGCGGTGCAGCGACTCACACACACGTGATCGCGGCGCACTCGCACGTTATGGGGGCTCATGCGCATGACCTAAGCAGTGGTTCCCCAACGCCGCACGCTCATATTCATGTGGCGCCAGGAGCAGCGCCTAACTTGTTCATGGACAAGATCACAGGTGTTGCGTCCTGGACCGCTGACAACCACAGCGATGCGAACACTGTCACTTCGAATGTTACAGGTCAAACTGCGGGCGCCCGGCTGGCTGGATTCACAGCCAATGCTGGCGGCGCTACTAATACTGCGACCGCAACGACTAATCCTGACAGCCCGTCCAATCTCCCGCCCTATGTCAATCTCAATTTCATTATCAAAGCATAGAACGGGGGATCCGTGGTCAATTTTGCCGATACCGGATCCTGGAGCGCGACAGAACGTTTTCTCTTGGCCATTCAGCGTGGCCAACTGTTCAGGTCGCTTGAAGCATTCGCTCAGCGTGGTGTAGACGCTCTTGCGGCAGCTACGCCAACTGGGACGGGCTTGACCGCAGCGTCCTGGGGGTACAGAATAGAGACTTCGGCGTTCTCTGCGAAAATCGAATGGACGAACACTCACATCAATAAAGGCGTTCCGATCGCTGTTATCCTGCAGTATGGTCATGGAACTGGCACGGGCGGCTACGTTGTAGGCCGCGACTACATCAATCCGGCTATAGCTCCGATCATGGATGAGCTAGTAAACAGTGTCTGGCGGGAGGTGACTTCAAGCTAATGGCAACAATTGACGATCGCGTCGTTGAAATGACCTTCAAAGGGACTAGTTTCATAAGCGGCGCAACTCGAGTGCTTCAAGCTCTAGCTCAGCTGAAGAGCAGCTTGAATGGCCTCAAAGGCGCAGGCCATGATCTGGATGGGCTCAATGAAGCCGGCAAGAATGTTCAGCTAGGCCATATTTCAAGCGCCCTTGACTCGATCAAGAGCAAGTTCCACGCTATGAGCATTGTCGGCATAACCGCATTGGCCACAGTCGCCAGCTCCGCGGTCACAGCCGGCTTGCATATGGTTAAAGCCTTGACCATCGACCCGATCAAGGCCGGTCTCGACGTTTACGAGACTAAGATCAATGCAATCAAGACGATTCTCGCCAACACGCAGGCCGAAGGCACCAACCTCAAGCAGGTCACGGCCGCGCTTAACCAGCTGAACGTATACGCCAACAAGACGGTGTACAACTTCGGCCAGATGGCGAAGAACATCGGCACGTTCACCGCCGCCGGCGTGAATCTGAAAGACTCGGTTGCCTCGATCAAGGGCATTGCGAACCTGGCGGCCTTGTCCGGCTCGACCTCCGAGCAAGCATCGACAGCGATGTACCAGTTGTCCCAGGCCATCGCAGCAGGCACCGTTAAGCTGCAGGACTGGAACTCGGTTGTCAACGCTGGCATGGGCGGCAAAGTCTTCCAGACGGCTTTGATCAACACGGCCAGGGCGATGGGCGTCCACATCGACTCCATCCTCCAGAAGGCTGGCAGCTTCCGGAACTCCCTGCAGCAAGGCTGGTTGTCGGCCAAGATCCTGACCAACACATTGGCGCAGTTTACTGGCGACCTGAGCGCAGCACAGCTCAAAGCCATGGGGTTCACCGACAAGGAAACTGCTGCGATCATGCGGCAGGCCAAGGCGGCAGTGAGCTCGGCCACCCAGATCAGGACGATATCTCAGCTTCACCAGGCGCTGGCTGAGGAAATAGCCACGGCCTGGTCGCATGTCTGGGAAGCCGTCTTCGGAAACGTCAACGAAGCGACCAAGACGCTTTCGGGCGTACATAGCGTCCTGGAGAACTTGTTTACCAGCCCTATCAACAACTTCGCCAAAATGCTGGAGGATTTCAGGCATCTTGGCGGTTTTGACCTGATCATCCAGGGCATATCCACGGCTTTCCATAACCTCGCCAGCATTTTGCACGTGATCGGTGAGGCATTCCGGTCCGTATTCCCGTCAAGTGGCGGCGGGCCGGCCCAAGGCTTGATCAAGATCGCCATCGCGTTTAACAACTTTATGGATGCGCTGACGCCTAGCGCCCACACGCTGGAGAACCTGAAGACCATATTTACCGGTCTCTTCAGCGCTGTCAAGATCGTCATCGACGTCATTAAGGGCGTGGCCACTGCCATATTTGGCATCGGGTCAAGCGCTAAAGGCGCTAGCGGCGGCCTGCTGGATTTCGTCGCCAAGATTGCGCAGTTCATTACCAATGTCAAAAACGCGATCGAGCGAGGCACAGCATTCACGACCTTCTTCCGGGTGCTGGGCACAGTTCTTTCGATCCCGGTGAAAATCCTTGGCTTCATCATCGGGCTGCTAAATGATCTTGGCGGGGCTATCGGGAAAGCGCTTGCTGCCCTCCAGCCGTTCGTAGCCAAGATCGAAGACTTCTTCTCGCATATCGGTGACGCTGCCGCCAAGGGGATTAGTTCTGGTGGTGTCTCCCAAGTTCTTTCGGTGCTCAACAAGGTTTTGTTCGCTGGAATCTTGCTGGCCATCAAGAAATTCATCAGCGGCCTCGGCGACAAGCTCAAGTTGCCTTCCGGCGGCGGCTTCCTAGGACAGATCAAAGCAGTTTTCGAATCCTTGCAGGGGGCTTTGGTCAGCCTCCAGCGGGCGATCAACTCGACCACCTTGCGGAACATCGCCATAGCCGTGGGTATACTTGCGGCTGCGATGCTGGCGCTGTCTCTGATCAGTGCGCCGAATCTGGCCAAGGCGCTGACCGCGATGACTGTTGGCCTCACACAGCTGATGGCTGGCATGGCCGTTCTCGGCAAGATATCGGTCGGCGGGATCGGCTCGATGGCTGCGATCGCCGTGGCAATGAACCTTGTTGCCAGCGCGATGCTCATCTTGACGGCTTCTGTAGCGATCCTGGCGCATGTCAGCTGGGAAGGGATCGCCAAGGGCTTGATCACGACCACTGGCTTGATGATCGTCATGGTCAAGGCCATTCAAGGGCTGGGCAAAGCTGCTCCGCAAGCTATTGCCGGCGCTTTCGCCATGGATCTGATGGCTGTTGCGCTCATCGGCATGGCCACTGCCATTCGCATACTGGCCGGCCTCGATTGGCAGAGCCTTGGCAAGGGTGTTGGCACGATCACCGCGTTGCTGGCCATCATGGCGCTGTTTAACCGGTTCGGTGGCACCACGCTTGCGGCAACTGCTGCTGGCTTGCTGCTGGTCTCGATAGCACTCAATGCGATGGCAGTGGCGGTCAAGGTTCTTGGCTCCATGTCTATAGCCGAGATCGGCAAAGGCTTGCTTGGAGTTGCAGGCGGTCTTATCGCGATCGCACTCGGCATGTCCCTGATGCCACCGACCATGCTGCTTACCGCGGCAGGATTGCTGGTTGTGTCTGCTGCTTTGACTGTGCTGGCTGGCGCGCTCAAGATCATGGGCACTATGTCCTGGAGTGATATCGCCAAGTCTCTGGTGGAGCTTGCTGGTTCTTTGGTTATCTTGGCCGCTGGATTGGCGCTAATGACTGGTGCCTTGCCCGGAGCTGCTGCACTGGTCGTAGTGGCTGGCGGTCTGGCAATTCTAGTGCCGGTCTTGATTGCCCTGGGGAACATCGGCTGGAGCACTCTCCTGACGGCTTTGGGCGGACTGGCTGCCATATTCTTGGTTCTCGGCGCAGCAGGCTTGCTGCTGGCTCCTTTGGTCCCAGCCATTCTGGGTCTTGGAGCAGCGCTGGTCGTGCTGGGCGTCGGGGTGGTGGCGATCGGCGGAGGCATAGCACTTCTTGGTATCGGGCTTACAGCGATAGCCGCGGCCATATCTGCTTCCGGCGGGGCGATAGTGGGGTTTGTCAAGAACATCCTCTCGCTTATCCCCTTCGCATTGGCCAAGGTCGGGAAGGGCATAGCCGCCTTCGCCGGCGCCATCGCCAGGAGCGGCACCGCGATCATCAGAGCGTTTGTCCAGATCAGCACAGCGGTCCTGAACGGGATCATCAAGATCATCCCCAAGGCGGCTACCGCTTTCCAGCGGATTCTTACTGCAATTTTGAACATCATCAACCGGAATGCGGGTCCCGTCGCACGGACGATGGCGCATTTGCTGAATGTCGCATTGACCACGATCGCCAGCAACATCGGCCGGTTCGTGCAGAAGGGTTCCGACATCATCGTCGGCTTCCTCCGGGGGATTGCGCGAAATGCGGGCCGGATCGTTGCGGCAGGCACAAGCGCTGTCGTCTCCTTCATCAATGGCGTCAGCAACAACATCGGCCGGGTGGTCAACGCGGGGATCAACCTGATCATCCACTTCGTCAACTCTCTGGCGAACAGTATCCGGTCGCACACAGGAGAATTGCGATCTGCCGGCTTCAACTTGGCCGGCGCCATAGTTGACGGTCTGACAGGTGGTTTGTTCAGCTTGGCCGGTCGTGCCATATCCGCAGCTGCAAGCTTGGGTTCCCGGATCATTTCGGCACTGGGGAGGGCTGTCAAGTTCTTCTCGCCATCACACGAAGCATGGAAGATTGGTGAAAGCGTGGCGCAAGGCCTTGCTCTAGGCCTTACGCAAAACGCCAAACTTGCTGACACTGCGGGAAAGAAAGCCGGAGAGTCGGTATTGAAGAACCTTCAGGATTCTTTGTCGAACATCGACACGAGCATTGGCGACCTGAATCCGACGATTACGCCGGTTCTCGACCTGTCTAACGCTCAGAAAGGTTTCGACGACCTGGCAGCCATGGCCGCGAACATTGCTCCTGTGGTGTCCACAGCGGCGGCATTTGCTTCCGTGCCTAACATCACAGCGGCTCAAGCAGCTCAGTTGCAGACAGGAGCCTCGTTCACCTTCAACCAGACGAACACCTCGCCCAAGGCGCTTGACGCTGCCACCATTTACCGTCAGACACACAATCTGATAGCCAAGACGAAGGGAGCGCTGCCGGTCTAATGCTTACTCAAGTATCAGCAACCAACGATTCATTCGGCGACTTGCTTCTTCCGTTGTTCGATGCGTCAAACGGATATTCGGTCAAAGGCATTGACGGTCTTGGCCCTGTTAAGGCCACACTTACCACAACCACATTGGCTCAGCTGGATGGCGCCAAGCTCAATAACGCCAGGCGAGAACCACGGAACATCACAATGACGCTAGGTCTTGAGACGGACTGGAAGACCAACTCTGTCTCACAGCTGAGGCGCCAGCTTTACCAATGGTTTTCGCCTAAAGCCGAGCTTATATTTGGCTTGTACGAGGATGGAGAACCGTTCGGGACAACCCAGGCTGTAGTGGAAAGCTGTGAACCAAACATGTTCACATCAGACCCAGCGGTGGATATTTCACTGCTCTGCATGGATCCAGACTTCTACGGCGATATCATTCCTGTGGCGGGCATGACGACTAACACGCCTACCACTACGGAGATCATCTACGCTGGATCGGCAGATGCGGGGATTGAATTCTCGATGACATTTGCCGGATCAGCTACGTCGCTCATTCTCTATAACACCCGGCCGGACCGGCAAATCCAAGTGCTGGACTTTGAAGGCGCCTTCAGCGCTGGTGATATTCTCACCGTCAATACGACTGAAGGCCAGAGAAGCGCTGTACTTACCACCGCCGGGCTGCCCAAGTCGGTCTTGAGCTACATGCGGACCGGCCCGAACTGGATCGCGCTACAGCCAGGAAGCAACCTGTTCCGGGCATACTACACCGGGGTGCCAACCGCCTGGACTATCCAGTACGCTACCAAGTACGGGGGGTTCTAGTGGAATGGTACATTCTCGATGACAATCTGCAGCGATCGGACATAGTCCAAGGCTTCGCGTCCATGATTTGGACCGAGCGTTATCAAGGCTGGGGCGATTTCGAGCTTCAGATCATCTCGACGCCAGAAACCCGGAACCTGTATCAGCAGGGGCTGCGACTTGGCATGGACGGGTCGTACCGGGTAATGACGATTGAGACGATTCAGGATGAATCTGACGAGGACGGCACGAAAAAGCTGACTATCACCGGCAGGTCGATCGAAGCTTGGCTGGATGACCGGATGGCCATGCCAGCACTAGCCGGATCAACGGCTACGCCCAAATGGGTTATCACCGATACGCCGATGAACATCGCGAATTACCTATTCCAGCAGATCTGCGTTTCATGTGTGCTGGATGCTGGCGACGCACTGCGCTATTACCATTCGGGAAGTTTGCTCCCAGCAGGATCAATCGCCCCTTTGGCAACGCCAGTCACAATGGAATTCGACATTCAGACTTTGTATGCCGACCTGCAGCTCGTTTGCGTGACCTACAACATGGGTTTCCGGCTGGTCAAAGACAGCGACACCGGGAACATATATTTCGAGGTCTACACCGGATCTGATCGCACCTCGCGCCAAACAGCGCGGCAAGCGATCATATTTGCCCAGGATCTCGAGAGCGTGACTAAGACGACAGTACTTAACTCAACCGCAGGATCCAAGAATGTTGCATACGTCATTGCTCAGAACGGCGCCGGGAAGGTCTACTCTCCATTCGCTGACTCAAGCATTGCACAAGATCAGCGAAGAGTTCTTGTGGTCGACGCAAGCGATATTGACATTCCAGCAGGCGCTCCACTCGACGCCGCTATCCAGCAGCGAGGTCGCCAAGAGCTTGCGGCGAATCAGATAGTCTACACACTAGACGGCCAGATCAACCCGTTGCAACCGTATATTTACGGGCGAGACTACAAC